GGTGTTGGAGAACTGTGCACATAACTATGCACGGTTTCAGAGCGAATGGAAGGCTCTGAAAAAGCGAATGAGGAAATCATTCGCTCTCCACGGTGACTTAGATCACGTGGATTGTCCGGGATTCATGATCCCGTACCTCCGTGCTGCGCGCACGGCACTCCTGAGTTTTCCCCAGGAGGGTCCCAGTGATCTGGGACGATTTGTATTGCTCTGGTGTCAAACCAGAGCTACAGGTATGGCCGATCATAAAATGATCGAAGCCAGCTACGATAAATTCGTAGCTACAGTCTCAGAGCCGGGTCAGGCCGTGAGACTAGATCCTTCCATATTAGGGAAGATAACCGAACCCTGTAAAAGGGTCGATGGTAAGACCGCAAAAGTTTCTTGCGGTACTACATCGTGCTTGGAAAGCACGAGGGCTATGGGCGGTAAGACCGCATACCTTAGCCATCTCGCTACACATAAATGTGTGCGGGTTGAGTACGACTTACGTACTCTTGAGCCTACCTCTATTGAGCCTAGGCCTATCAGATCCGCAAAGGATCTGGTATATTGGGCAATATATCAAATATTGCACAATCCGACCTACACATCATGTGTTAGGTTACACGGCGTTGCCGAGCCCTCAAAAGCTCGGACGATTACCGTGGCACCTTATGCTTATCAGGTGCTGATGGGGGTTTTCGCCCACATCTTCCAGCCTAGTTTAACATCTAGGCAGATAAAGTCTGGTTTAAAAGCAGACAGACATCTGTGGAGATTCCTCACAGATGTACTCAACCCACAAAATACAGAGTGGGGAGAGCTAGTAGACCATCATGTCTACGCGCTTTCGACAGATTTGTCGGAAGCTACAGATTTCGGCAACAGAGATGTTGCCAGACAGATCTGGCACGCCCTTATACAAAGGGCGGAAAACCCAGAGTTCCCTCTGGGTTTAGCACTACTCGCTAAGAGTAAGTACTGTGGAAAACGCTTTGCGTTTGTGCCACACCAGCTTGGATACAAGCTAGTCATCATGCAACGTGGTTGGATGATGGGTGATATGATGACAAAAGTCATCCTCACTCTCGCACATCAATATTGTTGCGAGAAATCAGGCCTACGAGTGTATACACTAGTAGGCGATGATGAGATCGCTCTTTCGAACGATCCTGACAAGTTAAATAAACACTTGTCCACCTTGGAAACAATTTTCAAGGTATCCGAGTTAGACACATTTGTGTCAGATCGGATGGCATTCTACTGTGAAGAAGGATGCCTTGTCCCACAGTCAGTGTTGGACACCCCCCACGTTAGGATGCGTAGGGGTCAGGACCTCGATTACTTGGATTATCCAAGAATCAGGCTCCTACTACCTCAACCAAGTGAGGTGGATGCCTACTCTATGACTAATATAGGTAGGTTTAGTCTCTTAGGTAAAGAGACTAGGTGGGTTGCATCAAGCAATCCAAGGGCAAGAAGGTTTTTCGACCAAGCTTCCCTCCTGCAGCACATTCTCGTGCCGCAAGAACCGGACTGTATAAGTCCGTACACCCCCATAGAAATTGGTGGTGATGGTGCATTCCCAATGGATGGGAAGCACATGTTACGTGTGATTGAAAACAAATCACGTAACCCCCGGGAAACAAAATACCGGTTATCCGCACTCCTAAATGGTAGATTCGGATATAAGTTCGTTCGATCGAATCGAACTGACAAGGTGGTTCATAAGCACCACCTGTACCTTCCTAAGATTGAAGGTATGAGGAAACTATTACCAGAAGACTCGGTAATAGTTCCCAGAGATCAAAATCAAAGGACTTTGATCAATTCACTGAAAATCGATATGTTCAGTGATCCGCAATCCGTATTCTTCGAGATTGCTAAAGGATTGTATTACCAATCCATACTACAGGGTAAAAACCCTGTAGAGCCGACCTTCTCTATTGAGAAGAAGTTCAGCGATGGTAGGACTGAAGATCCTAACCTTGACTATGAGCTATTTTTAGCTACATGGTCCAATCCTGGATTCAAATTCCAGAATGATTGGGGTTATGTCGTAGATAAGACAAAAATCCCAAAGTTAAACCCTATGAATTTAGGATTTGACTGGACCTCCTATGTACCGGAGAAGGTCCAACTCAAAGGTTACTTTGAGGACTGGGTTCGTGATAACAGTGATTTACTCACAGAATCACTCCCAGATCTTATCGCCCTTATAAGGGAAGATAAGCCACTACCCAACAGGGTAGTCAACCGACTCAATTTATTTATGGAGTCGGATTCTTATTTACTCCACATCCTTGATAAGGAGTGGGCAAATAAGACGGAGGTCGGGGTAGTAACCCGCGATCAACGCCTTTCGCTTTTAATAAAGCGAAAATTGGATGCATGGAATACATCCATACCACACAGAGTTATCTGTGTGGATCCGGCCCTATATATGATAGGCCGAGCCTTTGAAAAGATTTCAGAGGATACACCGCTCCTAGAAGACCCTGGGGCGATGTTACACGTTGACTACAATGAGTTCAGCGACGGTATGCCTCATGATGAGGACATATGGGATAGAGAAATTACTATCCGTACTACCGCGAGAGGCGCGGTACTACTGACTATGAAATAGTCTACGTCACATTTGATCTGTGATAGATATATGACGATTCGGGGCTTTGTCCG